CAGCTTCTGGATTGGCAGGAGCGCATTATCCGCGACCTATTCGGCATTGTCAGAAAAGATACACAGTGCCGACAATTTCGCAGAGCTTACATAGAAGTTCCAAAGAAAAACGGAAAAAGTGAATTAGGCGCGGCAATCGCCTTGCTTTTAACTTGCACAGATATGGAACACGGTGCTGAAGTATATGGTTGTGCGACAGACAGAGCGCAAGCCTCCAGAATTTTTGATGTAGCAGTGGATATGGTCGACCAGTTTCCCTTTCTGAAACAGCACATCAAATTGTCTATCGCCGCCAAACGCATGACGTTTAAACCACTCAATTCATTTTACCAAGTTTGCTCTGCCGAAGCCTACACAAAAGACGGCTTAAATGCCTCTGGAATCATATTCGATGAGCTTCATGCCCAACCGGACAGGAGGCTTTTTGACGTTATGACGGCTGGTTCTGGTTTAGCTCGTGAACAACCACTTCTATTTATGATTACCACAGCTGGGTTTGACAGAAACAGCATTTGCTATGAGCAACACCGCAAAGCAGAGAATATTCTCCGTGGAAAAATTGTCGACCCTACCTTTTATCCTGTGATTTTTTCTGCTGATGAAGAGGAAGATTGGCGCTCCCCAGAAGTCTGGAAAAAAGTCAATCCCAGTTTTGGAGTTACCATCGATCCATCAGGATTTCAAATGGAATTTGAAGATGCGCAGCTCAATATCACGCAGGAGAACCGTTTCAGACGACTGAATCTGAATCAATGGGTAACACAAGAATCACGCTGGATGCCCATGGAAAAGTGGGATTCTTGTAATTTTCCTGTTGACAAAAACTTGCTCAAAGGTCGCACCTGTTATGCAGGACTGGACTTGTCCTCCACACAGGATATGAGTGCTTTTGTGCTGGTGTTTCCTCCAATAGATCCGACCGATGAATATGACAAATATCAGATACTTCCATTCTTTTGGATTCCCAAAGATGCAATGCACAAGCGTGTATTAAAAGACCACGTTCCCTACGATCAGTGGCAAGCAAAAGGACTTCTGCAAGCTACCGAGGGTGCAGTCATAGATTACAATTTTGTACAGCACAAAATTCTGGAACTCAAGAAAATCTATCGCATACAGGAAGTTGCCTACGATATGTGGGGAGCACCTCAGCTTCGGCAAAATTTAGAAGATGCCGGAGTAAAGATGATTCAGTTTGGGCAGGGTTTTAAGTCTATGTCACCGCCCTCAAAGGAACTTATGAGGCTCGTATTACAAGAGAAAATTGCGCATAATGGCAACCCCGTTTTAAGGTGGAACTTTGACAATATTGTTGTCAAACAAGATGAAGCTGGTAACATTAAGCCTGACAAGAAAAAAGCTACCGAAAAGATAGACGGTGCTGTCGCTACGATTATGGCTTTGGCGCGTGCTTTGGTTCAGGAAGATCACACCAGCGTTTACGACAAAGAAGATCGTGGACTTTACTACTACAAGAAAGGAATGTGATATGGGACTTTTTTCACGCAAAAAGAAAGATAAGCCGAAAAACAGTCTTTCTACCACAAAATCATTTTTCTGGGGTTCGTCCAATTCTGGTGCTTATGTGAATGAACGCACGGCTCTTGAAACATCAGCCGTCTATTCCTGTGTCCGTGTGATTTCAGAAGCCATTGCTTGTCTGCCTCTCCATGTCTATGAATATGACGGCGAGGGTACAAATATCGCCAGAAATCATGAGCTTTATGATTTGCTTCATAACGAGCCGAATCCTGAAATGTCGAGCTTTGTTTTCAGGCAGACATTGATGAGCCATTTGCTTTTATACGGCAATGCCTATGCTCAGATTATCCGTGATGCTGGCGGCAGAATTCAAGCACTCTATCCCTTGTTTCCTGATAAAATGGATGTGAGCCGTGCTGAGAACGGTCAGCTATATTACACCTATTGGCGCAGTGCTGATGAAAAGCGCAAAGGCGATAAAACGGGTGGAATCATTTTGCATAATGATGAGGTTTTGCATATCCCCGGTCTTTCTTTTGACGGTTTAGTGGGTTATGCACCCATTGCCCTTGCTAAAAATCCCATTGGACTAGCGATTGCCGCCGAAGAATATGGAGCAAGCTTCTTTTCCAACAACGCAAGTCCAGGTGGGTTGCTCGAACATCCGGGGACACTTGAGAACAAGCAGAAAATCCGTGAAACTTGGGAAGCTCTCTATGGTGGCAGCACGCAACATCATGGCATTGCTGTATTAGAGGAGGGCATGAAATTCACCCCCATAACCATACCTCCAGACCAAGCGCAATTCCTTGAAACTCGTAAATTCCAACTCAATGAGATTGCACGCATTTTTCGCATTCCACCCCATATGATTGGCGACCTTGATAAGTCATCGTTCGCCAATATCGAACAACAAAGTCTTGATTTCGTCAAAAACACACTTGAACCGTGGGTGATTTTATGGGAACAGGAAATGCAGCGCACGCTTTTTACAAAAGAAGAACGCAAGCGATATTTCATCAAATTTAATATAGACGGCTTGCTTCGCGGTGATTATGAAACACGCATGAAAGGCTATTCTATGGGATTTCAGAGTGGTTATTACAGTATCAATGACATTCGGAAACTCGAAAATATGAACCCGATTGAAAACGGGGATACCCATTTTATCAACGGCAATATGCTCCCCTTGCATCTCGCTGTCAAGGGAGCATATGTGAAAGACAAGGGTGGTGATGGCAATGCATAAATTCTGGAATTTTGACGACTTTGGCGGAGAACGTGTTTTGTACTTAGAGGGTGCCATTTCCGATGAGACTTGGTGGGGTGATGAAGTCACACCGCAAATCTTTAAGCAAGATTTATATGCTGGTACAGGTGATGTAACCGTGTCTATCAATTCACCCGGTGGTGATGTGTTCGCTGCCGCCGCAATTTACACCATGCTCAAAGAGTATCCGGGTAAAATCACAGTGAAAATATCAGCACTGGCGGCTTCTGCGGCAAGTGTTGTGGCAATGGCTGGCGATACAATTTTGATGAGTCCTGTTGCCATGATGATTCATAACCCCTCTACCATTGCCATTGGTGATAGCGATGAAATGCTCAGAGCAAAAAATATGCTTGATGAAGTGAAAGAAAGTATTATCAACGCTTATGCCACTAAGACGAATTTATCACGCAGTAAAATCAGCGATATGATGGACAGTGAATCTTGGATGGACATGAATAAAGCCATAAAGTTAGGCTTTGCCGATGGCATTCTTGAGAATGTGAGTCCGGTTACACAAAATCATTCAGATGGCATGGTTTTCAGCAGAAAGGCTGTGTCGGCTTCCTTTATCAGCAAGTTTCTCACAGCAAATGCAAAGCCGCCAAAACCCGGCACACCGTATGAACATTTAGAATCACGCATAGATTTAATTAAATTCCGCAATTAGGAGGGTCTTATGTCTGTCATTATTGAACTTCGCAAAAAACGCACACAAAATTGGGATGCCGCCAAAGCGTTCCTCGAATCCAAACGGGACAAAGACGGCATTGTGTCACCCGAGGACACAGCTATTTATGAGAAAATGGAGGCTCAAGTGGTGGAAATAGGTCACCAAATTGAGCTTTTAGAACGTCAGCGTGATCTGGACGATAGCTTTTCTCAAATCGTTGGCACGCCATATCTTCCGGCAGTTCCCGGTGCTGAAGGCATTAACACCCAAAAAACAGGCAGAGCTTCCATTGAATACAAGCGTGATTTTTGGAATGCCATTCGTGGAAGAAGTGTTACCAATGCCCTGCAAGTTGGCACAGATAGTGAGGGTGGTTATCTTGTTCCTGATGAGTTTGAACGCACCTTGGTTCAGGCTTTAGAAGTGCAGAATATCTTCCGTCAATTTGCTCATGTCATTCAGACGGCTAACGGAGAACGAAAAATTCCCGTGGTGGCTTCCACAGGTTCTGCTTCTTGGGTCGATGAAGAGGGTACAATTACGGATAGTGACGATGCTTTTTCGCAAGTTTCACTTTCTGCATACAAGCTCGGTACGCTGATTAAGGTATCCGATGAACTTTTAAATGACAGCGTTTTCAACCTTGAAGCCTACATAGCCAAAGAATTCGCACGCAGAATTGGCAACAAAGAGGAAGAAGCTTTTATCGTTGGTGATGGCTCTGGAAAGCCGACAGGTGTTTTCTCTGCCACAGGCGGCGGTCAGACTGGAGTAACAGCCGCCAGTGCGACTGCCATCACTTTTGATGAAGTAATCGATCTCTATCATTCGCTGAAACAGCCGTATCGCAATACCGCCATATTCATCACCAATGATGCAACCATTAAGGCGATTCGCAAGCTGAAAACCACCGATGGGCAATATCTATGGAGTCCGTCTATTAAAGACGGCGCGCCGGATACCATTCTCGGCAGACCTGTGTACACCTCACCTTATGTGCCGACCATTGCCTCAAATGCCTCAGTTATGGCATTCGGTGATTTCTCTTACTATTGGATTGGCGACAGACAAGGCAGAACATTCCAGCGACTGAATGAACTTTATGCCGTTACAGGGCAGCGTGGATTTATTGCCACTCAGCGTGTTGACGGCAAACTCATTTTGCCTGAAGCTGTGAAAATCCTCAAAATGGGTGCTGGGACATGATAGAGGGACTACTTGAGAAAGT